GTTCTGAAAGAAGAGCTGTTAACTCAGCTTCAGCATCGATGTTGTGGAATGCGCTAACGTCCTGTGCTAGTTCAGGTGACCAAGCAGCCCTTAATTTTCTTTCTGTTACAGAAACTGTTACTGATTGAAGATCAAATGATACTTCACCAATTTCAGATTCGAACTCAAGGGTATCGTAAGTTCTATAAGTTAGTAAGAATTCAGTTGCGGCCGGTGTTCCGCTAAACTGTGAGAAGCCAGATAATGGGTTGTAACTTTCAACATCAACACTTATGTAGATACTACCAGTTTCATCACAAATATCCTGATATCTACCAAGTGGGAAGGATGTTGAAGAAGCTTTATTACCATATTCGATAATACCTTTTCCGTACTTCTGAGTTACGATATGGAAATTTCTAGATGCTCCACCAAAGAAAACTTCTGCAGATGCCAAGAAATCTTCAGTATCCATAATGTTACCATATGCACCAATCAATTTACCCTGGCCGTCCATTGAGAAGCCAGTAAACTTAACAATGATTTGTGAGTGTAAATCATTAGTTGCACCTGTAGCTGTTGCTGATTCGTTTGCTTTACCGTTTTCAAAAGTAACAATAGTACTACCAGTTAAACCTGATACAACATACTGTCCTTTTGAATAATCGAAAAGACCAGTTTCTGGCGAGTTACCAGTACCATCATCGTTTTCATAAAAACGATCATAGAGGTTAACTGCATTATCATCATACCCAGCACCTAATGCATCAGTATTACTCGGCATTTTGTATGGATCATAATGACTACCATCAGCCTTTCTATCCTGAATCTTCGGAACGAAGAAGAACAGTTTACCGATAGGTAAGTTCATAGCCTGAACACTAACGATGTCGTTAGCTAACAGCTTAGAGAAAACACGGCGGATAATCGGGAATACAACAGTTTCAAACGAACCTGATGAGTCAGATACAGCCGCCTCATTAATCAGATAACTAGCCTGGTTTTCATATAACTGAGCGATGTTATCTTTCATGTGACCATTGAGTCCTTCTAGGAATCCAAGGTCATCCCATTTTTTTATGGTATCTTCTTTGATAACACGGAGGTGTTTTAGTCCAATGTTACCAACAATACCTGATTCTAATAATGCTCCCATTTAATTTATAGGTTTTAAATTTTTTTATTGTTTATTATTGGTTTATTTTTTTCATTAACTCTTTCATTCTCTTAAACTGAGGATTTTCGTAAGCTTTTGACTCCGATAACATTTCAACCGATGAAGATGATGGTGTTGAAGTGATTTTCTCCACAGCAGTTTCACTAAATGGTTTTTTGTTATCTAACTCAGCTTTAATAGTAGAATAAAGTTGTTTAGATTCTGATAATACCGAAATTGTGTCAAATCTTTTTAGAATGTCCAGTTTTTCTTGTCTAGTTGTCGAATGTTCGGTAAACAGACGTGTAGCATACGCTAGATTTGCGTTAAATACAGCAACTTCGTTAAGTTTATCTTTGAAGAGAACCAAAGCCTTTTTATATTCATCATTCTGCTTTTTAAGTGTTTTAACTTGTTCATATAAATCAGCAGCATTGTGAATTGTCTGAGCACCGGCGTGATGAACGTGTTTGCTAGGAAGACCAGTTCTTGGTTCTGCAGCACGTAAACCATGTTTGTTACCCTTTGTTCTTGCAGCTTCAGTAGCTTCAATTTCCTTAACGTCTTTATCTCCACACTCATCACATTCTTTTTGTTCTTTAGGTTCTTTTGTTACAGGTTTACTAACACCCTTTAGAGCAGTACCCTGACGAGTCGGATCATTTGTTTGTGATTTACCAGCACCAAGATTGTCATACTTTTTAGGCGTGTCCATATCTTTAACACCAGTACCTGGACGACCATCTGAGGTTTTTACCTGACCTCTTCCCGGTTCTTTTGTTTGAGGATTACTTGATCCAGGAACACCAGTACCGGGTCTTTTGGCATCATTAACGAATGATTCTTCGTTTGCCTGTAATTTTTTAACACCCTTTTGTGGAGATGTTTTGTCGAAAGGTTTACCATCTTGTAATGTGTGTGTTTTATGAACGGTCACACTTTCTTTGGTCTCCCTCTTTTTTGCTTTTTGATCAAAAGGTTTACCGTCACTAAGACTAACCTCTTCTTTTACATCAAAATCAAATGACTCGTCATCATCGAGTTCAATTTCGTAAACGATTTCGTCATCACCAGTTTCATCAATTTGTTCAGCTAGTTCATCTGGCATTTCACCAGTGTCATCACCACCCAAATCTTCATCATCAAGTTTAATGATATAATCATTTCCTTCATCTGAGAATTCGACAGTATTTCCTTCTTTTTTGACAATAATACCATCTTCAGGTTTCATAGCTTTGAATACTTTCAAAACTTCTTCTTCAGATGCATCAGTCATATCAAGAACTTCATCGTCCTCTTCATCTTCAGCAGGAAGATCTAGACCTGAATCTTCTTCAGTGTCATTTTCATCGTCTACTGGAAGCGGTAAATCTTCATTACCGTTATCCACAGGTTCATTATCGGAAGTTTCTTCATCATCTGGTGTTATACCATCAACATCTTTTTCTACTTCTTCAGGATCTTTTTCATCCTCTTGTTCTTTTAGCAAATCATTTAGTTCTTGTTTCATTGTTGAAGCAAGTATACCTTTTGCGTTTGCTTTTACCGCCTCTTCAAGTGTTTGCACTTGAAGTAATGCTTGTTCTAAAATAGATTTCTGAGCCATTTTTATCTTTTATTTATTTTTATAAATATTATGATTTTATTAAAAGTTTATCTTTATGCACTTTAAATCAAAAAAAAACCATTATTTTGAAAGAAAATTATCTAATCTTCCCATTAATGATTTAATTTTATTTTCTTCTGGGGTATTTTGTGGTATGGTTTCTTCAAATTTCGCCTTATCATTTAAATCACTAAATACATAAGCGCCGGGGGTTGAAGGTGACGAAACTAAATCGAAACAAACTAATTCAAAATCATCTTGAACAACGTTTTGTCCTCTTTCACTTTTTAATGAACCAACACCACGAGAGGATATACCTAACGTCGCACCATTCATTAATAACATTGCAGCTTGATCACCTTTACAACTAATGATACCACTTTTTTTCCAGCCAGGTGATGTGTATAATTTAATTTTACCAAGTAAAGTATTACCCTCCCACCAAGTTTCGAGAATTGAATGTGAAACTCTATCTAAGTCAATAAGTGATGATGTGGGATGATTAAGTTCACTGAGAGCACCACCGTTTTTTATTACAGTTTGATATTTTTCATTTTCTCGTTTTAAAATTGCTTCGGGATATATTCTACCGTTTTTATTTGGCACACCAAATTTTTGTAACACAGCATAAAGAATGAGGTCTTGGTGGAAATCGACCTCTTTCATTTCAGAAATTATTTGCTTGTTATGTTCGTCGTTTGGAGAAATATGACCGGCGTCATATTCTATCAAATATCCAAAAACACCAATATCGTTTGGTCCTAATATCTTCATCTATAGTTTTTACTATAAATACATCAATATTTGAACTATTTTTTGTTTTTGTAAAAATTAAATAAATTTTTTATTTCTAAATCATTATTGATAATTTCTTTTATCAAATTAATCAAAAAGAATTTGATTTGTTTAGATTTTATATCAAAATGTTTTTCAGTAAAAAGTGTGATTTCAATACTTAAGAAAGATTTTTTTCCCATTTTCACACCATTTGTTCGGAGATCAATATCAACAATTGATTCCTTTTTAAAGTATTCACTTTTTAAATGATAAATGTGTAATTTAATTTTTCGTTGTGTTTTTAACAGTAGAGAATCTAAATTGATTTCATCATCATTTGGAGTGATCCAAGAATTTAGTTTTATATATATACTTTTTAAATTTTTATGATCTACTGTACCATATCCAATTTTAAAATTGCCATAATAACCCAAATTTATATATTTTCCGTTTTTCATTAAAATTTTCCATATTTTCTTTTTTATTGATGAATATTGAATAAAATATAAGGAAAATTTTTTGATATTCCAAATTGAAATAATAAAAAAAACGGACTTAAAGTCCGTTCTTTAATTGTTGAAGTTTATAATAATTATATTTAGTTGGTTTCATTTGTTTTGCTTCAGCATTTGCTTCTATTAGTTTTGTTTTTAAATTTTCATTTTTTTCATTTACGATCATATCTGTCATTTTAGAAACAACATCTTCTTGTAATGTTTTGAAATTTTCTTCCAATTCTTTTGGTGTGATATCGATAATTTGTTTTAACTGTGTTTGTTCATCTTCTGATAATGTTGAACCATATAAAACATTAAAATTATTAACTAATATACTATTAAGTAATTTTTCGTTCTCAACTATTTGTATTAAATCATTAGTTTTTTGTTCTTTCTTAGACATTAAATGATTAATTAATTCATTATTCGATTTAATTTTTTCAAAAGCATTTAATACATTATCTTCTTCAGTTATTTTATCTAAGTGTGTATAAACTTCATTTTCAGTAATTAAAATATCACCAATTTCTTCGTCCAATTTCTTACTGATTTTTTTTATTTTTGATTTGTGTTCTTTAAGAATTGGTATGATTTTATTAAGAAACAATTCAGCATCCTTTTTATCTTCAATATATTTGTCCTCAAAATCTTCATAGAACAAATAAAGAGTTCTAAAATCCTTATTTTCAGTTATCATTTTAAGAATTTTTTTCACCTCATTTTTATTACCACTAGCATATGCGTTAGTAAATTTTTGTAAAATTTTGGTTTTTAATTTTCCAAAGTCGTTCATCTCTATTGATTTAAAATATCTTTTATTTTATTTTCTATTTCATAAATATTCTTTTGCGCTTTTTCCATATCAAATAAATCATTTAACGAAGTATCTTCATTTAACATTGATAAAATTTTTTCTTTTTTTGTTTCGTTTTCTGATAACGGAGCAGCGGGTTCGTTTCCTGTTGGTGCTGGGCCCGCATTAGTTAAAGGTCCGGCCGCAGCTTCTTCAGGACTCATCATTGTACCACCACCAAATCCCGGTTTACCACCAGGCATTTGTCCTTGACCACCCATAGCAGCCTCAATTTTCTTTCTCTCTTCTTCTGGTATACCATATTTCTTGTCCACATCGTCAAATATACCAGAACGTCTAATAATTTGTGGTGTGTTTGTTAATTCCATTCCAATTGCTCTTTCCAATCTTTGTTGTTGTAAATCAAGAATTATTTCGTTGTCACTCATACCCAAAATATTTTTCTTAGCCCATGTGTGAGAAACTGGAAGAATACCCATTTGTGATTGATCAGATGTGGCATCTTTATACATTGTGATTTTTTCTTTCCAAGATTCAATTCGTAAAAGATCCGACTGTCCAGATGGATTAGTTAATGATAATGTGAAATTATTTAGTTCGTCTTCAAGACCTAATAGAAATAAATGTATTAAGGCAATTTTATTTAATTCTTGAATTAATGACATTTGAATACGATTAATCGTTCTGGCAAAACGAATATCTAATAATGCCAAGCCCTTACCATTACCAACAACATCTTCAAACCCTAGAAAAGCTTTTGGTATTCGAAGAGCAGCCAACATTTTCTTTTGGATATATTCAATGTCAGCGATTTCCGCTAAGTTTTGTGCACCGGGTAATGTTTCAATTGGACTTGCTTGTGATGGATCTCGAACTGGAATAAAATAATCTTGATCTACAGCCATTTGATTATATCTCATATCAACTTGTCCTGTTCTTTGATCAACCACTTGGTCTCTTTTAAATTTATTTGCTATTCTTTGTACATATGCTTCTATGTCCTTGTCGTCCATATTACCAACGAATATTTTGAAAACTCTTCTTTCGGGTGCTCTTGAAGTTCGATAAATTAACATAGCATCTTCAGCTAAAAGTAATTGTTTCCAAATTCTTCGGATTTTATCTAACATTGAACACCCATATGGTAATTTTCTATCATCACCAAGGATTCGAAAGTGGGCGATTTCCCACGCCTGGAACTCCATATCTTTATTTTTCCAAGTAAACCTCAATTCTCGTGTTGGAAATCTACTACCAACACGGTCACTTTGATTTGGGACTGACTGTCTTGCGCCTTCTAATCTTTCTATTTCAATATTTGGTAATTGTTGACAACCAATAACACCCTTATCCGGACTAACTTTTAGATAAACAAAGTTATCGCCATATTTACACATTCCTCTAGCCCACATTACCAAGTTGGTGTTAATGTCCAGGGCGTTATAGAAAAGGTCATCTAGTATATGTTTTATTCTTTTCGAATCAGAATGTATCGTAAGAATTTGACCCTTTTCGGATTTGGTTGTTGATTCTTCAGCATAAATATCAAGTGCGGCAGATATTTCTGGAGTGAATTCCATTGATTCATAATCATAATATGCTGATAATCTATTGGGTTCATAATATACCGACTGATTATAAAGTGACATATCAAGTTTTGACCACTTATCTGCGATATATTGTGATTGTTGGGCTTGTAGTTTTGCCTTTTCGTAATCCTCTCGACTATCAGTTTTTAATAATTCTTTTTTATCAAATTCAAATTGTGAGGGTGGATTTCTCAATTGCCCAGCAAATCCAAAGGCTTTGGTTAACCTTTGATATATTGTTAATTTCTGTTGTTTTGCCATGCATATAAATATTAACTAAATATAAATAAAAAATGTATAAATTGAAAGGTTATTTTTTCTTTGGACCAAATAACCATGAATATTCTTGATACATTTGTTTCGTATATATCATTCTATCATTTTGAAATAATGGATTTTCAATTGGTCTACCTGTATTTGCATCTATAACGCCAAAAGGATCAAAAGCTTTACCATAAGAATAAAAAGATTTTTCCGGTTCATATGTTCTTTCAGATAACATCCAAGAATCTATTATTGCTTTATTTTGTAAATCATTTCTAACTAATTGTGTAAAACAGATATCACCAACAAACATTGCCATGGCTATTGACATAATAGAATCGTCGTGAGTTCCTTTCATATGGTCTGGCTTTCCATTAATAAAAACAAATGTATTCATTTCATTAGCTAGTCTCACTGAATTGACTTTAAATCCGTTACGTATTTGTTCTTCAAACGCCGCAACTATTTGTGTTCTTTTGTTATTGAAACTTATTCCAGGTATTTTTTCCATCAATTTTGCATCATATTCCCACACATTTTGTGTATTAATACCATCAATATATAGGTTTTTGTATTGCATTTCTTGAAGTTTCCTTGCTGTGGCAATTCCCATACCGCCCGTAATATCAACAACAATATAAGCTTGATAAATTATACCCCATTTATATGCTACTGATGCAAGATCATCAGGCGGAATTTTTCCAATATATTCAAGAACTTGTTCACGTTCATCAAAGTCAATAATATTAATTGAAGAATAGTCTTCACTATCTCCCCTTGATACGTCAACTCCCATAATATAACGATGTCCTAGTATTGGTTCTTTCCATTGCCACATTTGTCCCATCATATACTTTTCTTTAGGATCACAGACATCTTCTTTTAATATTTTTTCTATTAATTCTGCTGAGACTACGTTATCACCAGAGCCAAGAAACGCGGCTTCAATTTCTTGATTGATTTTTCGTTTATCATACTTGAATTTTTTGGCCATATTTTCAAACCACGTGGAATATGGTTTATAACCATCATGTATTAGTTGTTCAAATTTATCTTTATCGGTTTCAATTAGTGTAATTTCTTCATCATTATATTCATCACGATTGAGCATATAATGAACAATATCTTTACATTTTATCCATTTTAAATCTTTAGTATAGCGCGGGTCATTATACCACTTCAATTCGGTTATTTTAAAGT